GCAGCTGATGCAAAATCCGTTGCTCACCGATATAGACCGCCACATGATTTAGCCCAGGCGATCCATCCAAACTCATCAACAACGCATCCCCCTTCTGCGGTTCTGTTGAACCGGTGTCTGCAAATCCAGTCTCCGCAAGGCATTGCTCAAACAAAGGCGACTGACGAAAAGCTTCTGCACTTGTGGGACGCTGCCAGTCACGCAGCTTTAGTTTCATCTCTCGCCTGTAATAGTCCCGCACCAATGTCCAGCAATCGGACACGCCCCAGGTCCACTGCCTGCCAACCAACGGCGCTTCATAACCTGATGGCTTGATCTCACACCAGCTGTCGTTCAGCAAACTGACGATGTGCCAAGGCAAGCCAAACTGCTCGCACGCCATCTTGTCCGCTTCACTGGCAACTGCAGGCGTTTTGGGGTGACTGTGAACAATGGCAAGAATCGTCCCAGCATCTTCCGCCGCTGCATAGTCAAACGGATCAAGGATGAAAAAGTCATCTTCCGTAGAGACGTTCTTGCAGGGCCAATACCGCTGACGGCCTTTTACAACGACAAGCAAACCGCATGACTCACGCGGTGCCTGCTGTTTTGCGTGGTCCAGCGCAGCCTGCCGCCAGTCAACCATTAACGCACCGTTCCAACGCCAGGGAATGATCCAAACGGCAATCCACCGTGGGCATCACCATTAGGGAAACGCTTTCTGCAGCTGCTAAGACGCTTGCCACACACGTCCTGATCAGGCGCAGCAGTCGCAACATCAACAGTTGGCTCAGTTGTCACTGCCCCGTTGTCTGACCGCCAAATAACAGTATTTCCGTCAGAGGTTTGGATTTGAATGCGCCCGTCAGTTCTGAGTTTGAGCTGATAAACGCCATCCCAGTTGTCGCTGGTGATCGCATAAGCCGCTCCAACTGTGGACAACGTGCCGTTTGGGTTATTGCGAAATGGGTTGTTTGAGCTGATGTCTACGCCTGCCACAAACGTTTCGCCGTCTTGCCACAAGCCGGTTGATCCTGTGACGCTTGCAGAGGCAATGCTGTTCCAAGAAAAGCTTTGACCGCTGTAATGCGTGGCAGACAAAGCCCCTGAGGTAAACGTAAACGAAATCGTCACAGTTCTGTTCTGACTGCCAGCCCCATAACCCTGATGGCCGTTTTCAGTAAATGTGACGCTGTAAGCAGAACTTGTCTGCCCAGCCGCCGTAGGCGCTGAACCACCGCCATCTATAACGACAATTTCATAGCCAAACGCGCCAGGTCGTCCGCCATACACATCAAGAGGCGTCCAGTTTTGGAACGTTACGCCACTGGTGCCAGTCTTTACGTCCCCAATTTTTTGAGTGCCAGTCAGCCAAATAAATTCACCGATATTGTCGTTACGGTCAATTGGCAGATTGCCGTTAGTCGCCATCCGCAACTGATAGTTACCGCCACCGCCAGGGCTATCAATAACGTTAGTGCTCCAAATTTGTTTTTCATTGGTTGGCGGTTTTTGGTAGATCGCTAGCTTTCCGTCCGTGCCTAAGCCCAGCCTGAACCAACCGTTAGACGAGACCAGCTCCTCATTATCCTGCAAGAAAACACCGCTCGACAAAACGTCAGCACCTGACGTGTAGGTGTAACCAGGGGCTGCCGCAGTGGTGATAACGGTGTCATCCTCATTGAACTTGTCGCTGCCGGTGTAGCCGCATTCCTTTGACTTGTACTCCCACTGGCAAAGGTTTGACAACGCCTGACGTTTTGGCGCACGAACACCAGCCATGTCAAACGAACTGACAAGCTCAAACTCAACAAAGTCCCTGTTTTCAGAAACCTTGCGGTCAACGTAATAAATCTCGTTCGGCATAGTTTCGCTAGGGTTTGGCGTTCCATACGGATTAGTGCCGTTCTGCCAGTTGCTGCCGTCAAGAAAACGACTCAAGGTCCGAACACGAGTAAACCTTGCGCCGATCAGGTCGTTGCCAAAATTGAACTCATTGATGCCGAGCAGAATCGCACTGATGTTGCCCTGCAGGTTGGCTATGCGAACGGTAGGCCGTGGCAAGCCGCCATCACCCTTGTACTCAAAACCATCTGCCTCAATCGGCAACGCCAAGTAAGTGTGATTATTGAAAACGATCTCGGCTGGACTGTCTTCTTTGTTGTGCCCAGCAAAAAAGTAATAGCTGTTGGCCGCGCCATGGATCTTGGCAAACGTCTCCAGCTCATACAGCTCGATGATGGCAAACGGGCTGGAGTTGAGCAGCTCTTCAAAAATGATGCTCATGGCTCAATAACTTGCTGGAACGTTGCGGTGATTGTTGCCCTATTCAGATACGGTATGGACTTTGACCAGTCCTGGCAAATCCACTTGTAAGTATCGGACTCATCAGGTGGGGACCAGTCAAAGCTTTCCGCTCCACCACGCGCCTCAAGGAAGGTTTCGATGGTGTCAGCATCCGTTTCAGATACTTCAAACTCCAAGCTCCAAGTCTTTAGATCGGTGTTTAGGCCGTAGCGCAGCCTTTGGCTGTAGCCGTCATTGAACTGAACGTTCCGCACAGTCGGTTGGCTGCGCTTGCTAGCCCCGTAACTGGGGTTGATCGAAGGAAAGGTAGCCATCAGCGAGTAAGCAGACCGCCAGGACGTTTCTGTTTAATCAATTCTGCCTGCACTGCCTGACCAATCAAGCGGCCAAGCTGATCAGCATTGCCTTGGTTGCCCTGTACTTCCGTCCCAGACGCATCGACGTTGACGACGACGCTGGTGCTGCCCATGGCGTTGTTTGAAACGATATTGCCCTGCGCTCCAGGTACAAACAGCTCAGGGCCACGTTCGCCAACCATGTAAGGACGACCAGCGCCAACTGCTCCACCAAGTGCTTTTCCGGGAAGAGGTGGCAACGGCGGAGGTGCGGCAGGTAGCTTATTTGCAGGCATCCCTTCATAACGTCCGCCGGGAGCCATCAAAGAGCTAAACGGATTAAAGATTGAGGCAACTGAACCAAGCAGCGTTCCAACAATCCCTTGTCCTTGAGACAAATTGCCTTGAGCATTTCCGTAAAACGCCAAGTTTGCAGCAATGTTTAAAAGCTGATCAGAGAGACGATTCAACATATTTGCCAAGGCATCAGATAGAGTGCGTGTTTCGTCTGTTGCAGCCTTAATGCCATCGACAAAACCATCTTTAATAGTGTCAGAAAGTCCTTTTGCTAGCTGTTGAGCTTTTTTAAGCTCCTCCTGCTGCAAATCAAAATTTCTTTTAAGAAGGCGTGCCTTTTCTTTAAGCCGATCCGCATCATCTTTGGCTCTTTGTTCAGCTTTTTGAGCTTCAATATCGTCTAGGCGTGCTTGTTTTACTTTGCCTGCCAGTTCTTCTAGCTGCGTTCGTTTTGTAACGTCTTTGACTTGTGCAATTCGCTCCAGAATTATCAGATGATCCGCATTGACCATTGCGGTTTTGCGCGCAAATGGCTCGATTTCCTCATAGCGAGCTAGCTGCCTCTTAAGGCTGCGCTCAAGATTTTCACCAGTTTCTGCCGCTGTAAGACCCCTGGGGGGTTTAGCGGGTTTTCCTGGATCAAAGAATTCAACACCAGCGATTAGATCACGAACCTGCTTTAATTTTTCGGCCAACCTGGCTAAAGCCTCTTCTCTGTCTTTTAAAAATTTTGCGTCAAGATCTGCAGCACGTTTTCTTCCAAACTCTGCGGGATCGATAACACCCCCGCCAAGACCTGCCATACCCGCAGTTACTGCCGCTGCGTTCAACCTGTCCATAAGAGTAACTTGTTTTGCTTTTTCGACCGCAATATCATGCTCAGCCTGTAAACGCGATTCCGCAAGGGCTAGCTCAATTACTGAGGCATCTGTAATTTTTAGAGCATTTAAAAGTCTCTCTGCCTCTGCAACACCAATGTCATCACGTGCAGCAAAAATTTCTTTTGCAAGGTCTAGCTCTGTACTTGCTGCAGCTAGTCGGTCAAAAGCAGCTGAGCTGTCTCCAAAAATTCTTGCAAGAGCTTTTTTATCTGCAAAATTTTCAAACTCAGAAAAGGCTCCGACAAGCTCTAGTGCTTCGTCTTTTGTTACGCCAAATTGCTCTGCTAAATTTTTAACATCTTGAGCAGTGCCTTGAGCCCCCGAACCTAAATCTGCTGCTTTTGAGTTTACTGCTGCCAACGCTTTATCAAACTCTTCAGCTTCTGAAACAGCTTGACCTAAAGCTGTGCCGACAATGGATAGCGCAAATCCAAGCTGTCCTCCAAGAAGGCCGCCACCAAGACCACCAAGCGCACCACCAACTGCCGCAGCGCCTGTTTGTCCAAACAGCAGGGGAAAACCACCGCCAATAAGAGCACTACCTGCGCCCGCGCCCAAAGTACGCATGGTTTGCTGCCTTGCGGCGTTTCGGTCAGCTTGGTTGGCTGCTGATATTGCTTGTCGTACGTCTGCTGCTTGCTGAAAAAACTTGTTAAAACTACCCTGTTTGCTGAGTAGTTGATCTACAGAAGCAGCAGCATCTCTGTTTGACTGAGCAAAAAAGTCTATTATTTCTCTCGCTTCATCGATCTCCTTGCCAAACTGGGTAACTCTTTTTCCGGCAGCGCTGTAAGGGTTTCTCTTACCTATATTGTTTTGTACTCTGTCTAGCTCTTCAAGCTTGGCGTTTAATTGCTTGAGTCGGTCTTCGAATAGCTTTAGCTCTCTAGCCCCTTTTACGGCAAGGTTAATGTCTACGTCGTACTGGGCCACGGGGGAACGTAGAGAGGGTTCACTACACTTTAACGCGCAGCCATAGTTTGCGCCCCTCTAGACGTGCGACCACGGTCCATCACCGCCTGCTGCTCTTCGCTCTTCAGCTCGTAAAAAGCAGCCCATCCAACAAGCTCCTCCTGTGTAAGCCGCTCGGTTAGTTGGGCAAGCGTCATTCCTAGCTCTTTCGCTAGGAAAAACATGAACAGCCAGTCGTTATTAGCTTTTGAGGTCTGCTTTCGCTTCCTCCACCTTGTTCTCAGTGCCAGATGTCAGCATTGCAAGTTGAATCTCTTGAAGCACTGAGGCTTCAACAGCGTTTTTAAGTACCGCTTTTTCGCCGTCTTGGAACAGACGTTTGCCGTTTTCGTCCAACGACTTTTCGATCATCATGCCAAGTGCAAAGTCATTGGCATCGTCAGACCCGGCTTTTTTCTGGATGGCTTCGCGCTCTGCAATGGTGAGAGGATGCCAGTAAATCTCAAGCACCGTATTGCCGCCTTCCTTGACTTCGTACTTATACAGCTGGCTAACGCCGAACTTATTGCGGAGCAGCTCAGAGGCGCGCATAAAGTAGTACCGTTTGCCTCAATATACTACACAACTGCTGTGAACTGACAAGAAACAATGCCGATAAAGTGCGAGCGGTCTTCCAGCTCCAGCGGAGTTGGCCCAGAAATGTCCAATACGCGCGGAGCAACACTGAAAGTATCGGTGTAGTTGGAGGCGTTTACAGATGTAAGGCCATCAATAACTGCTTCGCTTAGGGCGGATAGCACTGACGTACCAGCAGACTTAGGCACATAAACGTTGCACTGGATAACGCCGGAGTAATAATCCTGGGCCGCGCCCTGGTTTTGGATGGTGGAACGGTTGAAGTTGACGCTCATCAAGATGTATTTTTTGTCTTTGCCGGGGGTGGTGTACTGAACGTTGTCGTAAACCATCAGTACCGTGTTGTCGGCAGCTGCAACCGTGTCAGTGACTGCTTTTTCAAAGGCCGCGCGAGCGTTTACGAGAGTCATGGCTTAGAGCTTGGTGTAAGACCCAAACACACTGCTGCTGGATCCGGTTCTGGCAAAAATGCGGCCAGGACGTTTGTCCCCAAAGGTCTGCTGGACCAAAGAACGCATTTCACCCTGGATAAAGTTTGCCACTTTTGGAGACTCA